TTGGCCAAACCCTGCTGGTGTTAACTGTTTCTGTTTTACATTTACTGTTTTGGCTAATGGTGCCGGCTTAGCAGTTTTTGCGGCAGGTGCTGCTGATTGAGCGGCTGGTTTAGCAACCGGCGCTGCTTTTTTGGCAGCGGCCTTATCGGCAGCGGCTTTTTGAGCAGCCTGAACTTTAGGATCGTTTTGAAGCATAGTTACAATCTCTTGTTTTTCGGCTGGCTGCAATTTACCTACGGCTTTTTGTGCTTGAGCATATGCAGTGTCATTAGGTGCAGGATTTTCTGGTGCTGGATCTAATGTTGGTTCAACTTTGCTAGGAACCTTGGCAGTGGGAGCAGGTGCTGGTTTTGCAGTAGGAGGTGCTGCTGCTGGTTTTGCAGTAGGTGGTGCTGCTGCTGTTGATGCAGGCGAAGTCGCAGCGGGTGCTGCTGTTGTTTTAGGACTGCCTGCTGCTGGTGCTGCGGTACCACTGCTTGACGTTGTATTACTGCTTGACGTTGTACCACTGCTGGTAGTTGATGTGTCATCATCATCACCGGCGCCTCCTACAGTGCCTTTACCAGCCTGATAACCTTTTTTGAATGCTTTGCCTAGACCAGCAATACCTCCTGCCACGGCTCCGACACCTTTGGCCGCTGCACCAATCCCTTTACCTACGGCTGTACCGATTTTGTTAAGGATAGGACCTTCTTCAAGATTTTGATTTTCTACTAATACTTCATTTATTCTCATTTTATCGTCCTTCGGCCAATGACGGGCTGCGTCTAATAATGCTGTCTGATGTTGGTCCCATTAGTCTTTCACGGTCAGCATCAATTTCTGATTGTGATGGGGATTTAGCAATCTTCTTCTTGCCGCCTTGTAGGAAAGTCAGCAATCGTACTTTGCGATCTGTAGGCAAAGCCATGATTAATTTCTTGACCTGTTCAATGTCCATGGCAGGTTCATCCAGTGTTGGTTCTGTGCGTTCACCAGGCGCTGGTAGTTTCATACCTTGATATACAGATGCAATCACATCCTGTGCTACGCCTTGTTTCTCTAAAAATGCTGCCAGTTCGTTACTGTCTGTAGGAGCGCCTGCCTTTTGCCAAGCAGAGTTTAACTTGTCAGCAGTAACTTTTGTGGTCATATTTGTGCCCATCTGCGATAATTTGGCACCTGCCTTCTTGACAAAGTCCATAGGACCTTCGTCTAACCTCTGCAGATTTTTGAACACTAGATAAACTTGGCCTTCGCTGAGTTTCTTGCCTTTGGGCTGACGATTCTCTTTTTTGGTCAACGAACCTTTAACTCCAGCACCAGCCACAGCACCTTGTGCTGCTGCGCCTAGAAACTTGAACACTTCTTTAGAAGCCGTGGCTGCTTGTGCGATAATCTGACGTTTTTCACTGTCGGCAGCAATAGAAGCCACATATTCTGCGCTGTTGGCTGTGTTGTCGATGAAGTCTTGTAGTGCATTCCAGTTCAAGGCACTTTGATTATAGTCTCCGGCCTTCCATGCTGAAGCCGCATCTCTGAACAGAGTCTGTACTGTGCCAACATCTTCAGGCTTAACGATTAATCCTTTAACTTCAAAGTTGGCGAATCTACTGCCTAGTTCACCACCAACTTCATCAAAAATATTCTGCATGTTGATAATTCTAGCAGATGGAAACATAGAGTCTTTGACAACATCAATACCACCCTTAAGAGCATCGCCAATGAGTTCAAATGTCTTACCTGCGATAAAGCCGTAGGCTGCTGTTTTAACACCTTTACCGATGGCAGTGGATAATTTTTCTCCTTTGAGTAGTTCTATCGAACCTCTAAGGATTTGACCTGCAATAGCACCTCCTACAGGTCCGGCAGCGAGTCCTGCGATAGCAGTTAGTACGCCTACAATGGCTGCGGTTTTTCCAGGGTTGGCTTCGGCCCACATCCCCATCTCTGAGATGGCATCTAAAATCTTACTGTCTGGAAACTTTTTGTTTATGGTAGCCTTTAGTTGTTCAAACTTTTCATCAAATGCTGCCACGGGCTTGGTATTCTGCAGCCATTTACCAATATTGTTGATTACTTCGTCGGCTTTTTTGGCAACATCTACACCTTTGCCTAACATGGTTCTATTATCACCTGAGGCAGTAGCGGCTTTTTCTATTTCGCCAAACATTCCCTGTATCTGTTGCGCAGTCAGACTAGCCTCAATCAAGGGCCGCATTTCTTTGTAGATCCCCCGTACTATAAGGGTCTGCGCCTCAGTAAGTCCTTGACACGATTCGGCTAAAATCTTCCTAGAAGTAGCCATTTGATGTTCTATAAGAATATTTGTGATTTTCATTTTATTCCAGAGTTACCTAATATTGATTATTTATTTAAAAGCGAGCGATGCTCGCTTGCGTTTTCGCTTTCGCTCAACGCTTTTTTCTTCTTTAAAATTTTAGAGATGTTCTAAAATTTTTTTTGCGCGAAGCGCAAATTTAGCATTATCCAGATCGCTTCAGTCACACTTTGCCCGTTTCCGGGCAAAGAAAAAACATTATCCGAGTCGAATCATGTCACACAGCGTTATGGCAGTTACAGAGGCGGTTGTCCGGTACCTCGAGCCACGTCTTTTTACAACGGCGGTATACAAACATACGCTATCATGCTTGTATACGTGGGGTTTTTCTCCCCTCTTTTTGCCTATTAATCCTTTTCAAACAGCAAAATCGCAGGGCTTATATAGCGATCTTCATCCATGTGGGTAGTTGCTGAGTACCACTGCGGCGTGGATTTCCGTCCCTGTGAACACGATTGACCAGGTATAGAGCGCACGAAATTAAGGCCTGCGCCAGCCGAAAAGACCGCTTATTTTGCCTTTTTATGTTCTTCTAGACGCTGTCTAAGTATGTTTGATCCGCCTACTCTGACGTTTATAATGCCATTATAATATTCGTCAGTTTCTAAAACTCTGCGTTCAAACTGCTCTCTAGCCTCTAAATATGACATTTCTGCCTTGGATTTGCAAAGATAAAGTATTTCTCTAGTGAATTTTTCCGGACCTAGTGCTTGGACATCTGCGTTTAACCTATCCGATGAACCCCAATAGTCGCGCCAATCGCTTTCTACTGTGCTTCTGCGTTTAAGTTTTTTGCCTTTGAGTGGTGGTTTGGTGCGTTTGAACTGTGCAAGTTTCTTGCCTATGTATTTCTGCCCGGTCTGTAGATTGGTGATGAGATAAACAAAGCCAATATAGCCTTCTGGTACTTCAGTGATTGATTGATTTTGATACGTCCATTGCACTCACTTAATTAGTGTGTAGAATGGTCTGAGCCTGCCTATTCTGGATTTTTAGTATTCGTTAAGCCTAGTTAACTTAGAAGGTCTGCCTGCTTTACCGTTTCGTGCAACTTTACGTTTTTTTCTTTTTATCTGTATTTCTTCTCGCCTGATTGATGCCATACGCCTTATTTCTGATAGCCAATAGCGTGCCTTGATACCTGCTTCATCGGTTCCAGAATACTCAAATTGTTTTTGATATTTGAAGTACTCTTGAAATGCCGCAATCATTTTGTCATGAGACTCTGTACTCATTCTATAATTTCAACATCAGTGGAATAGGATGTAAATCCGTTTTCTTTAATGACCTTTAGAACATGATTTACCCTGCTAGTTAAGTCATCTCTATGAGAAATTAAGAATACATTTTTCTGACGTTCCCTGGTCATGCGTTTTAGTACAGCGATACTCGACTCAACACCGCTGGAATCCATACCAGAATCTACTAGTTCGTCGATGAATAGTAAATTGATTGGATGATACAAATTCTCCCACACGTCTCTGAATGCCCAAGATAGTGACAATATTAATCTATTGCGCTCGCCTCTACTTAGATTATCAAAATCTAAGTCTTGTCCAAGCAAGGTGATTGTTACAGTCAGGTCGTTTTGAAATTCTACGATATGAGGTAACCCAATTCTATCAAGATAATATGTTAGCCTCTGATTTAAGAATGCTAGGTTCTGATCAATTATGCGTTTGCGTACAAAACTGTCTTTATTAGTTAATAGTTTGTATAAGAAATCTTGATGATCTTTAACTCTATTCAATTCGTTTATGTGATCCCAATCGATTTCCTGTACGGCAGTATTAACTAATTCGTCTATTTGTTCTTTATAAGGATTGTTTTCTGCCTCTTTAATGGTCAAATCTTTCTTAAAACCTTCAAGAGTATTCCTATGATTCAAAGCCTGTTCTAAATTATCATACGTTACAACAGGCATATCCCCCAAAGGCCCTATAAGAGCCAGTGCTTCTTTTAAATGATTTAATTCAACAGTGTGGTCTGCTAATTGAGTTTGGCTTTCACTGACTTGTTTCTTTTTAGAATCAACCATAACGGTGTGTTTGTCGTCATGAATTTCTTGTCCACAACTGTCACATTTATGATCTTCTAGAGTTTTTAATTCTTTTATTAATTTTTCTAGAGTTTTATTTTCACGTTCTACCACTGCGACCTGTTTTGCGATCATTGAGTCTAAAGTAGTAATTTCTTTTTTATTTTTATTGTATTCTGTGAGTAAACGCTGATTTTCGATTTCTACATCGATATCTATTTGTTCAAGTCTATCGATATTTCGTAAAAGATCCTCGATAGACTTTTGTTTATTGTCTTCCCATAACTTTTGTTTACGTTCTAACGCATCGATGCTTTGTTGAATCCTATCGTTAGACGCTTTAATTGTTTCAATTCTTGTGTTTTCTGTACTAATTGCATCTTTGGTAATCTTAATTGCTTCTTTAAGCGTTTCTGCTTTTTCAGATAGTTGGGTAATACCTAACAACTGTTCGATGATCGCACGTTGATCTGCAGACTTACCTGCTAAGAACGGTTCAGTGTAAGTGTTTAAAGCCACAAGATGCTTAAACATCTCATGGCTCATACCAAACACATCCTCGATGGCCTTTTGTGTTTCTCTCGAGTCACCCTGGGATTCGTCTAAATCATCAGTATCCTGTTCTTGACCATTTATACTAAACTTTAGTAAGTTAGGTTTTCTGCCCCTTTCGATATGATATTCAACACCATTCTTTTCTAAAGTAACCGTAACCAACATACCTTTACTATTAATTTTATTAACAAGGTTATCCTTTTTAATATTGGTTAGGGCTTGACCGTAGATCGCATAACTCAAGCCGTTGATGATAGTTGTTTTGCCCGTACCATTGCGAGCCCCAGAATCATCACCTCCTAGATCTAGATTTTCACCTAAGACTAGAGTTAATTGACCACGGTCAAAGTCGATAGCCTGGGTTTGATTGCCCACGCTCATAAAGTTTTTTACAGTAAGATTTTTTATCTTAATCATAAGTTGTTGTAAATCTCCAACAGTAATTTTTGATCATATGTATCACTAGTAATAGCACCAATTTCGCTGATCACAATACTGTCTACGCTTTCGAACTTAATTTCTCCCGGATCTAATCTAGATTCGACTTCTACTTTTTCTGGTATAAGCATTAGTTCTCTAAGATTATATTGGGGAATAAAGGTTTCTCTAATAAAGTTTGCTTCTTCGAAACTAATAGGAAGATCAATAGTTACACGGCAATGCATTTTTTCTTTTAAAAGACCGTCCGGATTGTCGATAATCTGACTTAGTTTATATGTACGATATATTGGCTGACCTGACCACGAGCGATATTCCGGTTCTCTACCCCACTCTAATAGCATCATACCTCGATCATCGTCGCCTGCGTCTGCATAATTGTGGGGAAATGCATTGCCTATATAAACAATATTGCCTTTAGTTTGGCGTTTGTGGAAGTGTCCGCTGAACACGTATTCTTGATTCTGAAAATGATCGCTTTGTAATTGACCGTGATCAGGCATCTGTACCATAGCGTTCATATAGAATAAAGGAAGTTCAAAGTGACCAAAGATGTATCTACTTTTGATTTTAGGTACAGCCTTCCACTCGTCACCGATTAACCAAGGAAGGATTGTTACATTGCCTTGGGTCAAAGGTTCCTTAATCGGTACAACGTTAGGAAACAACCGCATGAATTCAACAGAGTTAATTTCACGTTTATCTTTGTAAAATAGGTCGTGATTACCTAGAATAAAATATACTTTTTCAAACGACTTACTTAGAAATTCTAAGTTTGAAACTGTATAATTCATAGTACTAACATCAGTACTGGCACGATTATGATGCCAGTCCCCTAAAAAGATGCAGGTTTCTGCACCTTCTTTTTTTGCAGTTTCACAAAACCATTTAACAAATTCTTCGCAGTCGTTGTTATGTGTTCGACTGCCCGACTTCAAACCAAAATGAATATCGGTAAAACATGCTGCTTTTTTAAATAGATTCATATAAAAATATTTTACAGTTTATATTATGTAAAATCAATCCCAATCATTTCCGTCCGGCATCGATCTTTCGATATAAACACCTCCGCTTTCGCCCTTTCCGCTGTTTTGTCTAGTCCATGAAGGATTCATTCCGTTCATTTCTAGA